ACTTCAACGTAACTACCGCCACTACCGCCGAGCTGCTGGCCTTCTTCAATTCCAACACAGGCGGCCACCCTGTCAAGAAGTTCGCTGACCGCAAGACCGCAGAGCGTCGCGTTGCTGTGCTGTTGCAAGAGATCGCTGAAGAAAACGATGCGCCCCTCACCGCAGACGTCGGCTACTTTGACGACATGGCCGAAGAGATCACTGCTGAGTTGTCGGCTGAGTTGTCGGCTGAGTTGTCGGCTGAGTTGTCGGCTGAGTTGTCGAATAAATTTGTTGCTAAGGCTGACGAGCTGTTCGCAACCCCAAGCTATAACTATACTGTGTGCCCCAAGTGTGGTAGCTCTGAGATCTACAACGGTCGCACTGAGAACGGTTTGGTTGTGGGTGAAGACACTATCAGCGGGTGCCACGCCTGTGACTGGGTACAAGATGATGGCAAGGCTGTCAAGAAAGCCTCCACCCCTGTAAACCCTCGTCCGGCCATGGTCGCCTCTCTCAAGATTGACCGCCATATCGTAGACCTGCTGACTGGTATCGTATACGACAATGCCTGCCGGGTCTGGAAAGCAGGTCTGGTGTCCGCTGCCCAAGGTGATCGCCTCTCAGCTGAACTGTACGGAGCATTCAAGGCCACAGGCAAGCGTGACTATATCTGTCACGTAAACGGTCACAACTTCCGTCTCGCCTACCTGTAAAGGAAACATATTACAACAATCAAACGGCTAAAAATCACACAGGTAAGGAGAATATAAATGTTTGTGGCTGATACCCTATTCCCAGAGGCATCCATGTCGTTTGACTGGGAATCAATGATGGATAAATTTACTCCATGGGAACAGCATCAAGGTGTGTGGTTCAAGATGGAATCTAAGTACGCACCCCTTGGTTACGGAGGACCGAACGGGGCGAAACTCAGGCAGTTGCAGCACCTGTTCATGCGCTATCGAGGGGACGCTACACACGTACTCACAGGAGCCTCTGTGCTTAGCCCTCAGCATTCCATGACCGCTGTGCTCTCGGCATACTACGGACTGCAGAGTCGCCATGTAGTGGGTGCTACCAAGCGTGAGACTCTATTCAAGCACGACAACCCGCGCATAGCGGCGGGCTTCGGAGCACACTTTGAGATTATCAAAGTAGGCTTCAACCCTGCGCTGCAAGCCGAAGTAGCCAAGCTCACAAAGGACTCTTCCTTCGTGGTGCCCTATGGTATCACTCGTGACCATAACACTCACCCTGCTGAGGAGATACTGGACTTCCACAACGTCGGTGCCCGGCAGGTAGAGAACATGCCAGAGGAAGTCAAAACCCTGGTAGTGCCAAGTGGATCCTGCAATACGCTAACTAGCATCTTAGTGGGTCTCCTGCGTGATAGCAAGAACCTGGACACTCTGTACACAGTGGCCATTGGGCCTGACCGCAAAGCCTGGGTACGGGAGCGTCTGGCTGTGATGGGCTTCAACCCAGACAAACGCAGCTTCAAGTGGGCTGAGTACAGCCTGCATGATAACGGCGTGACCTATGGAGACAGAGTCAAGGAGACATTTGCAGGCATCATTATGCACCCCACATACGAGGGGAAAGTGATTCGACATTTACGCCAAACAGGAGGCTTACAACCTGACAAGGGCACAGCATTCTGGATTGTAGGTTCCACACCTAGCGTTGATGTTGTACGCCCGTTCTTCACACATCCGGAGGCTGTATGATAGACTATCGCCTGCCTGAGCATCGCAGGGATCTATTCACCAACCTGTACGCGTTTAATCTTGAGAACCGCATCATGCCCGGTCTGGTGTACTTATACATGCCGGAGCTGAAGGAGTCTCTACAGTGGGACGACGAGTCGGCGCTGTGGTACGCCTTTCTGAACGGGATGACCCAGAACCCTATTACCTCGCTGCGCATGTTCCGGCAGCTGGATCATGTCCCGGTCAGCAAGGCCGAGCTGAGCACCTTTGGCGACTGGTTCAACTCTAACTGGGAGACCCTGCAGTTTGACACCGACCGCCGCTATGGCAAGAAGGAGACCGTCAAGGCTATTGCCTCGTACGCCCGCCTTGTCTCAGAGCACGGGGGTTTTCAGTCCTTGCTCTGGGCACCGGGAACCTCCTATACCGAGCTATGGAGTCGTGCCTCGTCAATCTACTCCTTTGGTCGGCTCAGTTCCTTCTCGTACCTGGAGTACGTCAAGATTATGGGGTTCGGTAGCGACTGTGATGATCTCATGTTCAACGATAAGTCCGGCAGCAAGTCGCACCGCAACGGTATGCTGATGATGTTGACGATGGATCACCTAGTGAACGACAAACGAGCCGCTAATCCTCACGACGGGAACTATTCTGACTTCGACAAGATGTGTGAGTATTTGCGTAAGCAGGCCGACCTTTACCTGGAGGAATTCCAGTATAGCTACCGCCACCTAACCGACGCGAGTCGGTTCACGTTGGAGTCGAACCTGTGCACCTTCAAGAACATGTTTTTCGGTCGTCGATACCCTGGAGTATACGCAGACATGGCATGGGATAGAATCGTCTGGGCTGAAGACAAAGGTCAGCACGAGCATACAAGGCCGTTCAAAACCATCCGAGAGCAGCTACCAGACTTCCTCAGAGCGGAGTGCGATATCCGACCTATGCGGTTGGTTGACAAGGCTAAAATATTCCCAGAGACAGGACATCTACTCCGTCTCCAAGACTGGATTAACATAACATGAAACAGATAATTAATATCAGGGGCTGTAACGGATCTGGTAAAACACACATTATAAGAAAGTTCCTAACCATTCTACCATCTAAGCCTCTAGGTGGCATTCCTAGCAAGCCCCTAGGGTATCAGGTAGATGCATCTGACTGGGGTATCTACGCTCCGGTTTACGTGGTGGGAGGATATGAGAATACATGCGGGGGTGCCGATGGTATTCAGACACAAGAGGAAATTGCCGACCGAACTATCAAGGCGCATGGTCTGGGTCATGTGTTAGTTGAGGGTTTGCTGATGAGCAAGTCGTCTGCCGGGGGTCACGTTGCACCTATCCTCAAAGAGCACAAGGCTGTATTTGGTTTCCTGGACACACCATGGGACACCTGCCTCGCACGGGTACTCAAGCGTAGAGCAGAAGCAGGAAATGAGAAACCTTTTGACCCTGAAAAGACAATGAGAGGATCCTATGCACAATGTCATCGTAGCTATGAGCTGTTAGATCAGGCCGGGGGATACGACGTAAGATGGATCGACCACAAAGACGCAGTAGGAACTGTTGTACAATGGCTAATCAACGCAGAAACTAGGATCTAATCATGGAAATCAAAGTGAGCAATGTTAATGAACTGTTTTCAGAGATGTTCTGGCGCTTAAAGGCAGAGAGCGTAGAGGCAGATAGTCGTAACGGCAGAGTGGTTAAGTTCCCCGAGCCTGTACTAACTACTATCAGTAACCCCACCGAACGGGTACTGTTCGACGCTGATCGTGACGCCAACCCTATATTCCACCTAATGGAGTCTATCTGGATGCTAGCGGGAAGGAGTGACGTTGAGTTCCTGCGACTGTTCAATACCAAGATCGGACAGTACAGTGATGACGGGGTTGTATTCAATGCATCTTACGGGTTCCGCATGAGGCATACCTTCTGTATTGACCAACTGAAGGAATGTGTCAGGCTTCTACAGAGAGACAGAGAAACTCGGCAGGCTGTTATCCAACTATGGGATCCATCAGACCTAACCCGACAAACCAAGGACAAAGCATGTAACACACAATTGATGCTGGCCGTAGAGAATGACCGACTCAACCTGACTGTGATTAACCGTAGCAATGACATGTGGTGGGGATACGCGGGTGCTAATCCGGTGCACTTCTCAGTAATTCAGGAGTACATAGCAGGAGCTATAGGAGTTAGTGTGGGTAAATATATTACCTTTAGCAACAATCTTCATCTTTACCTTGATCTGTACGACACGCTGAACTATCGTGACGTCCCTCCGGTTTGGCCAAAGTATGATGCCTACCAATCAGGCTCTGTGTTCCCATTACCGCTGCTAGAAGGCACCACCTCTGATCACTGGTTGATGGACGCGGTGGAGTTCTGCAACGATCCGTTCAATGATTGCATCTATTACTCTCCATTCTTCTCTAATGTCGCATTTCCTATGGCAATGGTTAGCTGGACACGTAAGAATCACAAAGGCGATGGATTCTATTGGGCTGATAAGATTGCTGCATCTGACTGGAAACTAGCTACACAGCAGTGGATCTCAACTAGAGAGGCCAAACGCAAAGCAGTGTAAAATAAGCCTCATAACTCACAATAGGATAACATATGAAAACCAAGATTGAATTCTATATGAACGGCAGTGAGGTCGTTCGCTATCACACCGTACATACTCTGCAGCGCGAGACTGTTGGACACCACTCCCACGGAGTTGCTATGCTGTGTCACATCCTGAACCCTGAGTGTCAGAAGTTTGTGCTGGTGGCGGCCTTGCAGCATGATCTAGCAGAGCATCAGACAGGAGATATTCCTTCCCCGGCCAAGCGCCAGTATGGTATCGGAGAGCAAGTTAGTGAGCTAGAGGACAAGCTGCTCAAGATTGCAGGCTTGGAGATGCCTGGGCTTACTAATGAGGAGATTAGGCTGCTCAAGCTGGCCGATATCGCTCAGGGTGCCTTGTTCTGCAGTCGTGAGATATCTCTAGGCAACGCCCGCATGCGAGACATCTTTGACCGCTATATGAGTTACGCCAACCAGATGCTCCTGGTCGGTCGCGAGAAGGACTTGTTCAACATCATCAAGGAGTCAGTAAAATGAGCGCAGACGACAAACAAGTGGGCGGTGAACATTACAAAGGTTCCTTGGTCGGGTTACAGCACTGGAACGTGGTCGCAGCCCTCGGTTGGGACTACTACATAGGAAATGCCACTAAGTACCTATGGCGTATGGGTAAGAAAGGAGATGCGAATAAAGCGGTGGAAGACATCACGAAGGCCATCCACTATCTAGAGAAGAAACGGGAACTTATGATTCTTGACCTCGATATGAACGGAGAGCCTACTTCCGCTTACACAAATCAGGATAGATAATGCCAACATTCGTGTTCGATTCAGAGACTCTGCCTAACTTCACGTTGTTCCGCTTTAAGGATGCGGACACCGGGAAGCGGTTCGGCGTGTCCCGTGATGAGCCTGGGTCGGTGGAGCTGATGCAGAGAATTATGCGTACGCCGGATGCCACGTTTGTGGGGTTCAACAATAAGTCCTTTGACAATGTAATAGCAGCTGCGTTCTGTACTGGCAAAACGGAGATTGAGATCAAAGGTATCGCTAATGATCTGATTGAGAATCGACTTCAGTGGTGGCAAGCAATCGCCAAGTACCATCTTACCCGGCTGGACTTTGACTTTATCGACCTAATAGAGGTCGCACCCTCGTTTGCGGGTCTTAAAGCTTATGGGGCTCGTATGCATATGCCTGTGCTGCAGGATATGCCGATAGCTCACGATA